TGCGTAAGCCTAGTGGTGGTGATGTACACAGGAAGTGTCTGAACCTACATCATGGTATTAACATATCTAATGACTTCATGGAATTGATTGACAACTGTATCAAAGAACCAACGTTTGATGATAGCTGGAATCTAATTGACCCACATACAAACGAGATAGTAAGAACTATATCAGCCCGTGAGTTATGGCAGCGTATATTAGAAAACAGAGTAGCCACAGGTGAGCCATACATTATGTTCGGTGACACAGTTAATGATGGTCTACCACAAGCACAAAAAGATTTAGGTTTAAAAGTAAACCATTCTAATTTATGTACAGAGATAACCTTACCCACCAATGAAGAACGAACAGCTGTATGTTGTTTGTCTTCAGTCAACTTAGAAAAGTATGATGAGTGGAAAGCTGACCCAATGTTCATACCTGATTTAATCCACTTTCTCGATAATGTGCTACAGCACTTTATTGACAATGCACCTGACACTTTATACAAGGCTAAGTTTTCTGCTGTGAATGAACGTAGCTTAGGGTTAGGTGCAATGGGATTCCATTCTTACTTACAATCTAAAGGCATACCATTTGAATCAGCATTGGCTAAGTCTAAGAATCTACAGATGTTTAAACACATTAAGGAACAGGCTGTCAAAGAATCTAAACGATTAGCTATTAAGAAAGGTGAAGCACCTGACATGGAAGGCACTGGTATGCGTAACGCTCACCTACTTGCTATCGCACCTAACGCTTCTAGCTCAATTATCTGTGGGACAACATCACCAGCTATCGAACCATACAGGGCTAATGCCTATGTGCAGAAGACAATGTCAGGTTCATTCTTGGTTAAGAATAAACACCTAGAGAAACTATTAGAAAGCAAAGGTATGAATGATGAGAAGACATGGAAGAAGATACTAGCCAACAGAGGTTCAGTATTAGAACTCAAAGGTCTTACTGATTATGAGAAGGATACATTCAAGACAGCCATAGAGATTAACCAACAGTGGGTAATAGAACACGCAGCAGACAGACAAGAGTTTATTTGTCAGGGACAATCTGTTAATGTATTCGTTCCAGCTGATGTTCACATCCGTGAACTACATGACATACACATGTTGGCTTGGAAAAGAAAACTCAAGACACTTTACTACTGTCGCTCAGAAGCAATGAAGAGAGCAGAACTAGTGTCACAAAAGATAGAACGAACAATCATTCCTGATGGGGAATGTATAGCTTGCGAGGGATAATGAATTTATTTAAAGAACGTACACACTATAAACCATTTACATATGACTGGGCGTTTGAGTCCTATGACATGCAACAGAAGATGCACTGGCTACCTTCAGAGGTTTCTCTACATGAAGATGTAAGAGACTGGAATGAAAGGCTAACAGAACCTGAGAAGAATCTTATTAATCAGATACTTAAATTCTTTACACAAGGTGACGTAGATATAGCTAAGGCTTACTTAGATAAATACTTACCTAAGTTTAAAGTACCTGAAGTACGCATGATGTTAACTTCTTTTGCAGCCAGTGAAGCTAACCATGCTCATAGTTATTCATTACTAAATGATACTATCGGATTACCTGAGACAGAGTACAAAGCATTTCAAGAATACAGGGAGATGGCTGACAAACATAAATACTTATTTAAAGATAAAGGTAAAGGAGTAGAAGGGCTGGCTAGAGACATAGCTTGTTTCTCTGCCTTCGGTGAAGGACTACAACTGTTCGCTTCTTTTGTTATGCTACTTAACTTCCAACGCTTTGGTCGCATGAAAGGGATGTGTCAAATAGTTACATGGTCTATCCGTGATGAGTCACATCATGTAGAGAGTATGATTAAACTATTTAAAGAAATGATTAAAGAGAATCCAAACGTATGGAATGACGATTTCAAAGCAACTATCTATCAAACCTGTAGAGACATGGTTGAGCTAGAGGATAAGTTTATTGACCTAGCATTTCAGCAAGGGGGTATTCGTGGGCTAGAACCTAAGGAAGTTAAGCAATACATAAGGTATATTGCTGACCGTAGGCTGTTACAACTATCATTGAAACCTAACTACAAAGTAAAAGATAACCCATTAGAGTGGTTAGACTGGGTACTTAATGGTGTTGAGCACGCTAACTTCTTTGAGAATAGAGCAACTGAATACAATAAAGGAACAATAACTGGTACACTATGGACTTAAAGTACCCGTTTTAGAAGGATAAAATATGTTTATAAAAGATATAGTAGGCAAGGATGAAGAAGAAACCACCTTACCTAAAACAGTACCACAGTTTATTAAGCTGTTAAATAGTTTATATCCTGAGCAATCACCTGATATCTCAGATGAAATGAAGGACATATACTTCAAGGCTGGACAACGTGATGTTGTTCGCTTTATTAACCAACTAAAGGAAAGAGATAAATAATGTGTGGATTTGGTAGAGGCGTAGGATTAGCAGAACGAATGGGAGCTGTTTCTAAAGTGGGAGACAGAGACTCAAAGAAATCACAGGCTTCTCTTAAAGATGATAAAGCACCATCAAAAACTGTTTCTAAAAAACAAACTAAGAAAACAACAAAAAACAAAACATCTAAACCAACTGTTGGCTCTAATCCATTAAACAAATCAAGCACTGGTCTAGAGATAAGGAAAGTTTAATATGTGTAATTCGCGCCCTGACACCCAAAAGTTACTATATCCAGCGATTTACAAAAAATTTCAATCTAGCCCTAATGCTATAAAAACACCAGCGTCGAAAGAAGACATTAAGAGGCACAATAAAGGTAAAACTAAAGGAACAACTAAACTATCTAACCCTGCTGTTAGTAAGGGTAGTTTAAAGAAATCAAATGCTGGTCTAGAAATACGGAGAGTTTAATATGTGTGGAATGATGTTTGCGGGCGGTAAGAACGCTAAGAGAATGTACAAAGATTCAACTCCAGCAGGACAGGTCATGCGTAATGCAGACAGAAGAAATGCAGAGAAAGATAAAAATAGAATAGCGACAGAGAAAGAAGAAGCTTATCAAGCAGATAGAAAAGATAAGAGAGCTTCTTATAAAGCTCGACAAAAAAGACTTAAAGGTCAGAACACTGGCTTACAAATTCCAACACAATAATAAGGAGATAATATGTGCACAGGTAGCCCAAGAGTATCTACTCCACCACCAGCACCTACTCCAGCTCCGCCTATCGCTTCACCATCAGGAGAAGAAATAGCACCAACACTTAAGGTAGCTGAAGAGAAGTTAACTGAAGAAGAAAGAAAAAAGAAAGCTAAACGTAAAGGCACAAAAGCTTTACAAACATCAGGCTTATCTATTCCTACTTCAGGGTCAGGATTAAACATTAGTTAATTATGCAAGAGATGATGAAAGAGACAGCGAAGCAACGCTATGAAAAGCTACAAGCAGATAGACAACATTATCTAGACAGAGCCCGTGAGTGCTCAGAACTTACAATACCAACCCTTATTCCTGACGACGGCTTCGAGTCAAGCTCAGAACTATATACCCCATTTCAATCAGTGGGAGCACGAGGTGTTAACAACCTAGCTTCCAAACTTCTATTATTATTATTACCACCCAACTCACCTTTCTTTAGATTATCTTTATCAGGTAAAACTAAAGAGGAACTAGAGCAGAACCCTGAATTACAATCTGAAATTGAGAAGTCTCTAGCCAAAATTGAGCGTGAGATACACAAAAAAATAGAGAACCTAGCACTTAGAGTATCTGTATTTGAAGCACTAAAACATCTTATTGTAAGTGGTAATGTACTAACATATCTACCTAAGAAAGGTAATATGCGTGTGTATGGTATAACACAATTTGTTTGTAGAAGGGATGAAGATGGTAATTTATTAGAAGTAATTATTAAAGAAAGCATTAGTCCAGTCGCACTGGATGAAGAGACACTACAAGTTATAGGTAAATATCCTGATTACAAAGAAGATGAGGACTGTGAGATATACACTCATATATACAGATTACCTGACGGCAAGTACTATGTATGTCAAGAAGTTATGGGACACAAGATACCAAGCTCAATAGGTACGTACCCATCAGACAACATGCCTTACCAAGCTTTACGTATGGTTAGAGTAGATGGTGAAGACTACGGTCGTGGTTATGTAGAGGAATTTCTAGGAGACCTAAGGTCACTAGAGGGACTATCACAATCACTAGTAGAATCATCAGCCGCTGCAAGTAAAGTAGTGTTTATGGTTAGACCTAACGCTGTCACTCGTAAAAGAGATTTGGCTAACACTAGAAACGGGGACATAATTACAGGACAAAGAGACGACGTAACATGTCTACAAACTGAGAAGCAATATGATTTAGGTATTGTAGAACGTAGCATAGGACGTTTAGAAGAACGCATGTCTTACGCTTTCTTATTACACACAGCAATACAAAGAGACGCTGAACGTGTTACAGCACAAGAGATTAGATACATGGCTGAACAGTTAGAGACTAGTATGGGTGGTATATACTCATTATTATCTCAAGAGTTTCAGTTACCATTAGTACAAGTATTAATGAAGCGTATGTCTCAATCCAATGAGATACCAAAGCTTCCAAAAGATTCTGTAGCACCTACTATTATCACAGGTATAGAAGCTTTAGGACGTGGTAATGACCTACAGAAACTAAGAGAATTTGTTATGGAGATAGGACAACTAGCTCAGATTAGTCCTGAAATAGTACAGGTGTTAAATCCTAATGACCTGATTACTCGTGTTGCTACCAGTTTAGGTATTGATACTGAAGGATTAATTAAGAGTGAAGAGCAACTAGCTCAAGAGCAAGAAGCTGCACAACAGCAAATGGCTCAACAACAAATGATGGATATGGCACAGGATGTAGTACAACCTGTTGCTAATAACATGACTAAACCACAATAAAGGAGAAGAAATAAATGGTAGAACAAGTAGTAGTACAATCAGATGAAACCACATCAGAAGCCCCAGCAGAAGAACAACAAGTAGAATCTTCTAGACCTGAGGGTTTACCTGAGAAGTTTGAATCTGTTGAAGCAATGGCTAAATCATACGCTGAATTAGAATCTAAATTAGGGCAAC